CGGCGTGGTGTAAGGTGTCAACGACGCCAGAGCCGGTGCCGCCTACGTCAACAAACACGCCCGCTACGTTAATCCCAAGCCCCCTGAATTCCTCAACTTTCTCTATAACCTTGTGCGCGAGCTGAACGTTGTCGAGGCCATGGTAAATTCCATTGCCTCGGACAGGTACAAACGACCTCGCATCGTTCCCCATAACGGGGTATATGACGGAGCTGTCGTCGCCAAACCGCGCAACGTCAACACCTATCGTTACCGCCGCGTTCCTGTCATATACGTGCTCACGCATCATGGCCCTCTTTACCCAGGCCGTAGGCATAAACTGCAACGAGCCAGAGGACGGGAACTCCCCTAGAATTCGGACCTTTACGAAGTCGCTATCAATCCCGTAGTCTTCTATCCACTCCCGTAGACGCTTCTTATTCGTTATGAATACTTTTCTGCTGTCGATCTTCCTTACGATATACCGGTGCTTGAACTTCCCTTCTACCTCTTCGTAGAACCTACCGCTGTTACGTGTTGGGTTCCCAAAGTCGAACGTCATAGCTTCGCCGTCCGTCGTACCACCTTCGCGCACTTCGTAGATTTTGTCCGGCACACCCGACGCTTCATCGAAGATGTAGAACGAGGTGGAGTTAGCCGCATGCTGGCCCGCGAACGCTTCAGCATTCTCTTCACGGCACGTCTGCGCGGAACAGAACCACTCGTCCTTATACTTCCTGTGCTTCAGAGACATTGACCCACGGCCCGAGCTGTAGTCGAACCAGTGCTCAGTTATCGAACGCCTATGCCACTTACCAAGCTCCGCCCATGTCTTAGTCCTAAGCTGGGTTTCCGTATTCGCAGTAACAGTACCCTTGCTGAATGGCCTTGTGTCCATGATCCACTTTATGATCCAGGCCACCAATGTTGATTTCCCAATACCATGCCCGGAGGACGTAGCGTACTGAAGCGGGTCTACCGCATTAAACCCATCAAACCCCCGCTTCTTTACCTCCCTGCCGACTTCATCGAGGAACTCACACGCCCATAGGTCCGGCCCAAACCTAGACTTGAACCGCTTGCGGTACGGGCGCATTAGCTCGCTATATGTCAAGACCTGCGCTTCTTCTGGGTCATCACCTACTAAGTGCAGCGTGTCGCTGTACCAGTCGGCGCAGTTTGTATCACTCTCCCAATCCACTGCTTGGATAGCGACATCCAAATCCCAGTCAAAAGCAAACATGACGTACCCGAGCGGGTCCGCGTAAAACTCAGATATAGCGTCCGCTAACTGAGCATCTGGAGATAATTTCCGCATCCTAATCCTTCCTAAGCGCGTTCTAGTCTTCCGCGCCATGTGCTATGCACGCTTATCGCGCCGGTGGTCCATGTGCTGATTTTGACCGTCGCTAACGCCGGTATGATCTTAGGTACAGCAAACGGCAACCACCCAGAGGAGCTGTCTTTTAGCCTCACAGTGTCTAAGAAATGGTACACGCCTGGGAACACCTCTCCGCCCATCTGGGAGGCCCGCACCCGTACAACTGCTTCCTTAGTATTACCGGCAGTGGCACTAGCATGCCATCCGTAAATAGCTAGCTTATGCCCCACTGGAACCTGTCGCATGGTAGATAGCGCAAAATTCCCCGCTTCCGGCACCCGGCTCACTACCGGTCCACTCGTACCTGCGACGACATCCACGTCCCCAGCGGCGACACCTCCAGAGCCAAGCATTACATTGTGGTGGTTCTGCACGAACATGCAGTTAGTGATGACACTACCACCACCGTCTTTCGTTGTGAAAGCTACCTCGCTAACTCCATTCATCGTAGCCCACCCCATATGCGCTACGCCGTCGGTATCGAGATAGTGCACCATCACCTTCCTGGCACCGGTCCCAGCCGCCGTGTCAGCTGCGCTGGTGCTCTTAACGTACGGTGTATACCCAGAGGTGTCTGGCTCTGGCTGAACCCCACCAGGGGTCCATACATCTATGTTATCAGACGTAAGTGCTATAGATACTTCGCCGTAGCCCTCTTCACAGTAAAAACACATATCTGTAGCTCCTTTCCACAGGTATCACATGATACCGTTTGATGCCTAAACCTCTTCCCAGTCCCCTTCAATAACCTCCGGCGCGCTTAAGCGCTTTCCCGCCCGCTCACGGCCACGAAGAAGTCGCTTCTCCAAATCATCCTCAGTCCCGAGCGTGAGCTTGTCATTGAACATTCCATGAATTCTCGCAAGGCTATCAAGCGCCGCCTTCTTATCGTAAGGCTTAACCTTAACACGTTTCACCGTCTCGGCGCTAGCCCCTCGTCCTTCGACATAAGTTTCTACGGTACACTCGCCGATAGCTGCGAGGTCGTCCATGTTGGCCTCGTCAAAGTCCACCACAAGCTCGCCGTCTTCCGTAACGCGAGTGATCGTTCCTATGTTAAAAAACGCTATTTTTGCCAGCTCGTCCTGAATTCTGTCGATTATCTTCTCAGAACGCTGCTCCATACGCTGTTGCCGCTTCTCCAGCTCCCTTTGAACGTCCTCGCGCCCAAAGATACGGAACGCTGCCTTATCCGCAGTAGTGGGGCTATACCCTGCTTTAATAAGCGCCTCCTTCTTAGACGCCCCTTGCATGAAGTATTCGACAGCTTCGAGGTGCCTTTTGTGCATAACACGGTAGTCCTTCGGTCTAGCCTCAGCTAAACCCCGCCTTACTTCCTCATATTCTGCAACTTTCCTTGATCGTACCGGCTTTGCGTGCTGCTTTCTTCCGTCTGCGTATGTTTTTCCCATAAAGGCCACCTTTTACACGTTCTTGCGTTTCCCATTTAGCGCGTTAGATGGCGGAGTATTTCTTCGTTCGCGCCCCCCGCCACGGCGCAGGCAGCAATAGGCTGGGAAAGAACCTACGCTTACGCTTGCATATTTAACATATTTTCATCGTTTACGTCAATTAACAGGCTTTTCCCTGGAATTTGGCAGTGTCCCTCAACTTTTTTTTTTCAGATTTAGCGTTTGTAAATATCGGGAACACCGTTCGCATGTCTATCGCAAAAAGTTCGCTAAGTTCTGCGGGGCTCCTGCTGTCATCTGGACGGTCCCCAGCGACGACCGCCCCGGAGCCCCCCGAAGTCGGTTCCTGAGCCGGGGATTTACGGGGGAGGGGGCCTCGCCTGGGCCTCGGAGTGCAAGCGCGGCTGTGGTATCACGCGATACCAGCCCAAGACGTGCTTCGGCATGGGTACTTAAGGCGCTCTGGAGGCGAGGGATTAGCGTTAGATTAGCGTTCGACGCTTTGGATTAGCGTTCGACGCTTTGGATTAGCGTTCGACGCTTTGGATTAGCGTTAGATTAGCGTTCGACGCTTTGGATTAGCGTTAGATTAGCGTTCGACGCTTTGGATTAGCGTTAGATTAGCGTTCGACGCTTTGGATTTACCCGCTAAATTCTGGCTAGGAATTGGGCGGTGTTGGCTCCGGGGGGACTGCATAGGATCTTCTCAGAAACTCGAACCTAAACAAACCTAACTTGAAATATATCTATCTCTTGGGATTGACATGGAAAGCGAACGGATTTACAAAAGATGATGCCTTGAGCAAATCAGGGCTTTCAAACTGTTCTCTGGATAGCCCGAAAGGAACAACAAATGACTATCCAAAAGCTGACAGATATGTACGCACCGTTTACCGGGCTAGCTATGTTAAGATGCACCCGCGCACACTCAAAGACTGGCGCTGTAGTGCACGACGGCTTGTTTCTGTACGACGGGCCCGTCTTATTATGCTACTTGACGAAGACAGCAGACAAAGCTAGACCGTACGTCGTCTTTGACGGTGTTAGCAGTAGCAAAGAGAAACACTACAAGTACTTCAAACGCGCGCAAGCGATGCTACGTTCACACGCACGCGCTTACCACATGCTTAAGAAATTCAGATGAACGCGCTACTTACGCTTATTTCTAGTACCAAACAGCATTGGCTTCACAGCCCACGAAACACGAGGGCGACATATGCAGTTTTCTGGAATTCAAGAAAGGAACTGAAATGAAACACAAGCTTATAATAGAACTCTTGGAACGCGGCGGTGTCGTTGCCGCATCCGACTGGGTGACGGGCTCCAAACGCTTCGTATCCTCCCGGCCTATCCCTACACTTTGCGAAAAATTTGAGGTAAAAGACGCTAAATATTTTCCCCTTGCGAAGCCGGTATCAGAGGCACTAGAAAGCCTGTTAGCGGAACGCCCTAACGTGAAAAAAGTAGTAGCGGTTACAGACGACCGTAAAGCCGAACTCCTGATACCAATAACGAATGCTATTAAAAGTCTTCGCTTTGCCGTGTTGGCTCTGCAAGCACCAGAAAAATCAGTCATGCGCCAAAACCTGTCAGACCTGGAAGCGCTATGTGTCCAAATAATCGAAGGAGAATAAAGGCTATGGTTTACACACTAAAAAGCCTTACTGGTTCGCACAACATGACAGCAACCTTGGAAAGCGAATACACGTTAGAGAATAGCGACGCTATAGAACAACACATACGCGAACAAGTTATTGCGCAAGGCGGTTCTGTCCGCAAAGACGGCGATACGCTATCAATCCCCGAAACTGGCCAGTTTTTCAGGCTGCCTAAAATAGATAAAGTTCGCAAAGGCGTTGTTACCTTCCGTTCGAAGGATTTTGTGTTCTCGTACACAGACAGCTTAGGTGTAGCGCACAATTCCTATTGCGACAAGCCTAAGGCGTCCGGCATGACAAAAAGCGGGTTTATCACAGTTAACTTCAGAGGCGAAAAAACCTATTGGGACTTCTCATAGGCGCCAATAACTCTGCTATGTTTACTACTTACCAAAAAGGGGATTAAAACAATGGCAACACATGATCAAGTAGCTCACGATTGGGCGCACAAAATACAACGGCATACCAAAGGCCCTAACATGTTCCATGATGGGGAAACAGTATATTCGTATGGAACTCATTTCCCCATAGCGCGGCACGCTACTACCGCCGACGGCGCACATTGTATCCTTTTCACCACTCGGTCTTATAGTGTGACGACCTCAAAGCATATGACGCAAGTACACCGGGCCATACCCGTAGGGGTAACGGTATTTTATGTCAACGACGTGCTAACAAGAGCTCTTATCCCTAGTCCGGGCGAACGAACGGACAGCAAGCCCGCGCACCGGAAAAACTACAATCTAATGCTAAAAGAAATGGAAGAGCTCGTTATAAAATCTTCCCGTGCTAGGACGCGCGCGTATGATTACTTGCGCAGCTTAGAAGAGTTGCGGGCGAGAGCGAACGCCTACACAAAAGCCTTCAAGCTTGGTTATAAACCCCTACCCGAAGACATGTTTTCTTGGGGCTTGCCCGAAATAACTGAAAGGGTGAAAGAAAGAACATTAAAAGCCGCAAAGGCTAAACGCGCCAAGGAACGAAAAGATGTCATTGCTTGGGTTCGTGGCGAAAAGAGCACTCTAAGGCACACAGATACGCCATACGTTCGCATTGTTGGCGAAGAGCTCCAAACCTCCTGGGGTATCCGCGTCCCACTTAATCGCGCCCTTGCTGTTTATCGTTTAGCTACGCTTTGCCGTAAGAACGGCCACACTTATATCCCGCGTAAGCGCCAGCTCATCGGCACATGGGCTTTAGACGGTATCACCTCAGACGGTACCGTCCGCGCTGGTTGCCACATAATCCCCTATCGTGTTCAGAAAGAAGCGGCTAAGCTATCGGGGGTATTGTGATGATAACGTCTGTAGAAATGTTCCAGATAAAGACCGGGGAGGTATTTGATAGTGAGGAGGCCGCAACCGCTCACATTCTTGATAAGATAGGGGAAGACTTAGACGGTATAATTTCAACCCATTTAGGTAAATTGAGTCCAGCCTACGCAATTAGCCGACGCGCTCAAATGGGGGTGCTTTTGTCCCTAATGGGCGATTTAGCCACGTGTGAAAAAACTAAGGCCGTTTTCGATAAATATCTGGGTTAAGCCCCCTATCAAATAAGTATCGGAGGAACTTAGAACTATGGTAGAAACTTTCTTGAACACTCCGCCCTTGGGGTCTTATAGGTATCATTGTCGGACTTGTTCTTATGACCGCTATCCTGCCCTCTAAATAGGTATCATGTGATACCACTTAATGTAAGCCCGCTATGTCTATATGTAGCGGGCTTTCGCATGCCTACGCTTTACCAGCGATTAATCCCCCCTCCCACTAAACGCTGTCCGACGTTATCCAGGCCAATCCTACGCTTTTCCTCCGAAGCCCTTAAGCTCTCTTCCGGTACTTAAGCTCTCTTCCGGTACTTAAGCTCTCTTCCGGTACTTAAGCAACACAATGTAAATCTTATGCATGTAAATTTCTGTGGCGGGTTAGGGGGTATAATCTATCTACAAATAGATATATACCACCCCAAAAACAATGAAAATGTTTAGACTTTTACATTTACATTCAATATTCAATTTATCGTTATTTTTCAATAACTTACAATTTTAGGATTTACACAACATTTACACACTCGATCTTTGCAATGTAAATGTTTCCGTGTAAATCGTGTGTAAATCCCATGTAAATCATAATGTAAATGTTATGTAAAAGATTTACCGTGAGATTTACACACGATGGCCTATTTTTGACCACTCCAATACCCCTTTTTGCTACCCATTGGCGGGTGATAATACTTAGCCGCTGGATGAGAGCTTTCCCTAAGATCAGTTAAAGGACGGCGCTTAAGAGCTTCAGAACCTTGCGCGATTGCTGGTTCACTTTCGCCCTCATGTTTAAAGACTGCTACTGCTTCGGCAAGCGACGCTTGCGTATAAACAGCTGACGGATTTTTCTTGATTATTTCGTGAACAATCTTGCCAAGCATTTGCTGATCGATCCCGTATGCACGTTTTGCTTTATCGTGTTTCGCTTCTTCCAGTTTCTTTTCTTCCTTCGGCAATTCTTGCGAAGTGATATGGCATACAAGTGACTTTGTTTTCTTGGTAACAAAGACTTCCTTAAGGTGTAGGACTTTTGGGTGTTCCCACTCGCTCGCGTCTTTTTGCTTAGTGTTTTTCATGAAAAGCTTATTGGTTTCGCCGTCCTTTTCCAAGACGAATACGGCGTCAGCGTCAGCCTCGAAAACGGAGCTCCCACGCCCGCGTGCTTTATTATCGTGGCCGGTATGGTGGAGAGCTAGGACTGCGCAGTTAAACGATCTTGTGTACTCTTCCACCATGCGAGTGAACTGCGAAGCGTCTTGCTGTGCGTTTTCGTTTAAGCCTTGCATGGAACGGCCAACGGTATCAATGACGATAAGAGCTATGTCTTTGCCTAAAGCGTCTATGGCGTCTATGAAGCAGTCTATCTCTTCAGTGTCCGGGTGCGGGACTGGATCGATGAGGTAAAAGTCTTTGACTATCTCCCCCTCGTTATGCTCCTTCTCCCAGGCTTTAATCCGGTTCTTAATCCCGCCCCTCCCTTCGCCAGCGGCAAAGACTACTGCACCTTGCGCCACCTCAGGCCATGCACCGTGCCAGTCTTCGAAAGGCGCGCCGGTAGCTATGCTTAACGCCATGTCTAACGCCACAAACGTTTTGCCGGACGATGGCGGCGCTACAAGCAATGAGTAAGATTGCTCCGGGAGGGCGTCTTTGATTAACCACTTAGGCGGCTTTATTTCGTCAATTCCTTGACGATCAACTATCCTGAAACGCCCGGCGGTTATCTCAAACCCCCCGCCCCTGGTGTATCGTGATACCGGTTTAAATAGCTCCTGGTGCCTAGCTTGCCGGTAAGCTGGCGTCATATTCCCCGGCGGGCTGGTATTATAGTTGAAGGCGTTAGTGATTTTTTGCTCTAAGTTTTCGACACCGGAGCTATCCCAGGGTGGCGTGCATCGTGGGCACCAGTATTCCCACAGTAAATCGAACGCTGTTTCTTCACTTATCCCATAGCTTTTCATCATAGCCGCCGTGGAATAAGTCATATGGTCTCCGTTTAACCCCTTAACGGCGGGTTTAGCCTCTTCGGAAAGCCATTTTGCGGCAAGTGCTATATTTTCGTCCAGGTCTGGCTCAATTATCCAATCATCCCATCCCACATCGCGCTCTTTGGTAGCTTGCGCCGCCGTGGCCATGCCGTCTGATCGAAAAGCTGGTTTACCTTGTCTCTCCCATGTATACGCCCCGTCTTTTGTCCTGGATGGCGGAAGCAGCACATAAGAATGGAAGGACCTGACGTCAACATGGGGGGCCAGCAAAGAGGCGGATGGGGGTATGATCTCCCCGTCCTTCAGTTGGTAGAAATCGTGGGCACCACCACGGGGCGTATTAGAGGATAGAGGGGTATCGTGCACCCGGCCTATGTTGTCTTCTAGTTGGTCAAAATCGTGGCCTGGGTCATAGTCTAAAACCATCATCCCCGAACTGCCGACGTCCATCGCCACGTTAGCCCTTGGCCACCTCTCCCACCATTCTTCTATTTTCTTTATGTCTGTGGTGGCGTCTAAAACGCCATTGGTGCCTTCGAATGGCTTCTTGTTAGCCTGTACCGGAAACACGGACCAGCCTTTAGCAGCGTAGGACAGCGCCGCTTCTTTTAGTTTGTTCATGATTGACTTCCCAAAACTGTAGAAACTTTGCGGAACTAATTAATATATAGATGGTTATTGTTGTTGTCAATTCGTCTGGAGTTGGGTATGGTTGCTTCATGTAACTCCCCTAAACTGCCCCTTTGTAGGGATACCCCCAGCGGCTTAAAACTGCTGGGGATTTTTTTTTGTTGACGCTTAAGTAGGGTTAGTGTAGGGTTTTTCCTATAAGCCTGCCT